ATCAGCATTCAGCATATCTTTATTATCTAAAGTTAATACTGTTATAACTTTACTGTTAGCTCCTAATTTTGCAAAATGTGCCATAATGTTTCTCCTTATATATTAATTTTAAATACTAGTAAATACATATTAATTTTGAAATTTGTATCTAATAATAACAATTCCTGATCCTCCTGCTGCTCCAGATGGGGCATCAACTTCAGATCCTCCTGCTCCACCACCAGTATTAGCTGTTCCTGCACATCCTACTTGACCATTTGTTTGAGCGCCTTGACCTCCACCACCTAATCCACCAGATCCTCTACCTGCTGGTGATCCACAAGAAACATTAAGATTTGATCCACCTGCTCCACCACCTGCAAAATAATATAAAGATCCACAATTTTGTCCTGAAGTTCCAAAAGCATTTGGAAAACCACCGCCTACTCCACCATTACCACCAACTCCACCACCACTGCCTGGACTTGGATTTCTTGTTCCATTTGCTCCTACGGCAAGTGCTCCACCTCCAGCTCCACCTGCCTGATGACAAGTGCTTGGTGCTGAACCACCAGCATTACCTTGTGGTGGACTAACTGGGGGAGTATTACCTGCTGCAGTGCAACTTTTATTATTATCATAACCTGCTCCACCACCTGATCCTCCAGTAAGTCCATTTTGACCACCTCGACCAGAGCCTCCACCACCTGCAGATGTTATTGTGCTTGATCCTGAAAAAACTGAATTTGAACCAGATACACCATTTGCACCTCCTAATGGAGACGCTGCTGTTCCACCTGCTCCTACTGTAACTGGATAACCTGTTGCTGTTACTGGTAAAGCTGCGGGTGCTGCTAATGGTTTTGCAGGATAACTTAATGGTGCTAAACTAGGTGAAGCAAATCTAAATCCACCTGCTCCTCCTCCACCAGTGCCTGTTCCTCCTCCACCCGCTACTACTAAATATTCTATTGTGTTTGAACCTCCTGCATTACCTGCGCAAGATACACAAAAAGTTCCAGGACCTGTAAAAGTATGAATTTTAAAATCTCCTGATGTTGTTATTGTACCACCTGTAGCTGTAACATATGATGCTGTTGGCATTTCTGATTGCAAACCTGAATCTGTTACCAACCAACCTCGTGTTGAATCTATAAAAACAAAAGTTACCGCAATACCTTCAGTTGATAAAGTTGCATCAACACTATTATCTCCACCAATTTTATCAGAACCATTAGCAGCTACAGTTACTGCATTTGTATCAAAAGTATTTGCATAATCTTTAATCCCAACAACTGCTCCTGCAGTTCCTGCTGGAAGATTAACTGTTATTGCTCCATCTGTTGTATTTACAAAATATCCTTCACCAGCTACTGCTGTAAAAGTTGATGTTTTAACTGTTGTGTTCCAAGATACAGCACCTGTTGCACCAAAACCTGATGCAGTACCAGAGTTTGTAATTGTTACACCAGCAGGAATTGTAATAGTGTCACCACTATCTCCTAACTGTGTTGTACCACAATTTGTTCTTGGACTAATTTTATTTACTTTTACTTCACTCATAATTAACTACCTTGAAACTTATACCTTATTATTACTATACCTGAGCCTCCAGCGCCACCATTACAAGGTGCATTTCCATGGAATCCTCCACCACCACCGCCTGTGTTGGCTGTTCCATTTATACTTGGACCTGATTGACCTCCAGCTCCACCACCGCCTGTACCTCCTGATCCACCATTAGCAAAACTTCCTCCAGTTCCACCACCTCCTCCACCGCCGCCTCTAGCGACTGGAGAAGCTGTAATACAAGATGTTAAACCTGCACCACCATTACCAACCTGTGATGTAGTTGCAGTAGTTCCAGCAACACTTGCGCCGCCACCGCCGCCACCACCTCTTCGAACTGGTCCTGATTCACAATCTTCACCATTACCACCTGGAAAACCTTGAGGAGGACTTACAGGAGGTGTATTTCCTGCTTGACCGCATTTAACTCCACCACCAACTCCAGCTCCACCACCTCCAGAACCACCTGCATTTCCTGGTGCGGGTTGTCCTGATCCTTTGCCACCACCTGCAGAAGTTATCGATGAAAAAACTGAGTTTGCTCCTGGATTTGTATTTGGTGGGGTAGCACCTGATACTGCTCCACCTGCTCCTACTGTAATTGGATAGGCTGTAGCCGCTACAGGAAGTGCACTTGCACCTAAAGGACCTGGTCCTGCTGTATAACAGCCAGAAGCTGTCCCATTTGAAAATCTATATCCACCTGCTCCACCTCCACCACCTCTATCTCCTGGTGCAGCTCCACCTCCAGCGATTACTAAATAATCTACCGTATTTGATCCCGCTGAATTACCTGCACAAGAAACAGTAAATGTTCCTGGCCCAGTGAAAGTATGAATTTTAAAATTTCCTGATGTTGATTCTGATCCACCTGAAGCAGCGACATATCTTACAGAATTTACAACATCATTACTATTAATTGCTTGCCATCCTTTAGTGTCATCTCCATAAACTAGGGTAACCGCTTTACCTTCTGTGTCTAATAATAAATCTGAATCTAAACCCTCTATTTTTTGTGAACCATTTGGAGAAATAGTACATATATTTGTATCAAAAGTTTGTGCATAATCTTTTACAGCTACTATCGAACCTGCTGTTCCTGCTGGTAAATTTACCGTTACACCACCACTTGTAGTATTTACAAAATAACCTTCACCATTTGATGCTGTAAAAGTTGATGTTTTAATCGATGTTTGCCAATCAACAGTTCCTGTTCTTCCGAAACCTGTTTGCGATCCATTATTTGTAATTGTTGCTCCAGAAGGAATAACAATAGTATCACCAGAAGCACCAATAGTTATTGTATTGGAATTCTCATTGATAATATTATTACCATCTTGATCTTGTATTGTGTCTACTTTAATTGTACTTGTCATAATTATTGAAATTTATACCTTATTATTACTATACCAGAACCACCTGAAGGGGCACCAGATCTTTCGCCTCCTCCAGCACCGCCACCAGTATTTGCTGTTCCATTAGTTCTACATGCACCATTACATCCACCACCAACTCCACCGCCACCGGCTCCAGCAGCACCTCCGCCTGAAGATCCACCTCCACCACCGCCACCTGCTCTTGCAACTGGACTTGCTGTAATACAAGAAGTAGCTCCTGCACCTCCTGCACCACCAAATTTTTCGTTAGGAAAACCGCCAGGTGTACCGCCAGCTCCACCATTAGCTGTTGCTCCACCGCCACCACCTGCTCCTCTACCTGGTCCTGATGGAGAAGGTGATCCATTTCCACCATTACTTCCTTGTGGGGGAGTAACTGGAGGTGTATTTCCTGAAGCACCTCCTCCACCACCTTGACCACCACCGCCGCCAGATCCACCAGCTACGGCATCATCATTTCCGTTACCATGACCGCCACCTCCACCACCAGCGGAAGTTATTGTTGAAAAAGTTGAAGTACCACCTGCACCACCATCAGCAGCACAACTTCCACCAGCACCACCTGATCCCACTGTTATTGGAAAAGCTGTTGCTGTAACTGTAATTCTATTTCCTGGAGTTGAATATCCACATTTTGGACTAGCTGTGTAAGGTGTTGCCGGAGATTTTGTTTCTCTATAACCACCTGCTCCACCACCACCTGATCCACCACCACCAGCACCTCCTGCTCCACCACCACCAGCAACAACAACATAAGATACTACATTATTTGCTGAACAACTTGCTACTGATGAAACACAAAAAGTACCTGGACCTGTGAATGTATGAATTTTACAATTTCCAGATGTTGTTATTGTGCCCCCTGTTGCTGTTATAAATGATACACCTGTGACTGAATTAGATGTTTCTTGAACATTAATCCAACCTTCAGTTCCATCTACATATACAAATGTTGCTGACTGTCCTTCAGTAGATAATGTTGCATCTGCTGCAATACCACCAATTTTTTCTGATCCATTTGGACTAACTGTTAAATTGTTTGTTTGAAAAGTTCTTGTGTAATCTGAAACAGATACAATTGCACCTGCTGATCCAGCAGGTAGGTTTACTGTAAAAGCACCTCCTGAAGTGTTACAAAAATATCCTTCACCACTTGTTGCAGTAAAAGTAGAAGTTTTGATACTGCCTGTTTGCCAATCAACTGCACCTGCTTTACCAACACCAGTTTGTGTAGCGTTTGATAAATTAATAGTTGCACCTGTTGGAACCGTTATAGTATCACCAGAAGCACCTAGTGTTAACGTAGTTCCGCATTGTGGTTCGACTGCATTTACTTCTATCTTACTCATTAAATTACTACTACCGTTCCTGTTATAGTTTGTGTTCCAGTTACTGTAACTGGTCCTGCTAAAACTCCAGATGCAATTGTTTGATCTTGTGAAAGAGTTGTAGCATGTGTAACTAAATAATCTGTAGCTGTCATAGATGGAGACATAGCTCTCGATGCTGGTAGTGTACAAAATACATTTTTGGTACCTGCTCCAAAATCTACTTTGCTATCACTATTCGATGATGAAATAACTGTGTCTCTTGATAAAGTATCCGGTGAAGCATCAGTAACTGTGCCGATACCTACCTCAAACTCTCCTGCAGAATTATTTTCTATTGCATAGAAAGTTGTATTCG